TGATGGTGAAACTAAGCTTTGCCGCCGCGACCGCAACGTCTCCCTCGCGGGAACTCCACACCGTCCGGCCTTCTTCGACGCCGCTCGCGAGACCGCCGAAGCGTTCGTTCGAAAGCACCGTAATCGCCGCCCACACGAGAATGGGATCGAGCGCGGCATCCGGCGAGATGCTGCTGGTGCCTTGCGCCCTGCATTCCAGCGCCAGAGAGAACTGCCGCTCCGTCAGCGGAGCTGCGTAGATTTGCTGGCCGAGAGGCTTCGGAACGTCGTCGTCCGCGTACACCAGAATCGCGGGGAGCGAATCGATCTCGATCGGTCGAGTTCGCTCACGGTGAACGGTGAGTCCCGCGGGACTTCCGGCACCGCCGGCGTTCAAAGCCGCCATGAGCAGCACCATGATTTGTTCGCGAATCGACGTCGGCATTCAGGCCTTCCCGCTTTACGCGAGGGTCACGCCTTGCGGGGTGTTCTGCACGTACCAGATCCCGTTGTAGGCGATGAACTCGATGTTGTTTGCGACCGCCGCCGCGAACGTCGCGGTCAGCTTTGCGCCGTTGATTTTGTTCGCCGGCGTCGTGACAACGTGAGCGAACGCGGTCGTCGACATGAACGACAGATGCTTCCCATCGTCGCCGACTCCGGGTCCCCCTGGAGTGGGAGCGGCGAGAGTGAGCGCCGCGGCCGAGCCTTTGGTGATCAGGACCAGCCCCACGAGAATTGCGATTGCGCCGTCCGCCGCTGCCAGAACGAGCGCGTCGCGTTCACCCTGTTGGAGCGCGGCTATTGCCGCATCGATCTTGTCGAGATTGTCGTCCTCCGTCGGCTGACCGCCGATGAAACCCTCCTGAACATTTACGCCGGCGTCCGTTTTGGTTAGCCCGAGCACTGTCGTTTTCATATTTCCTCCTGACTCAGAATCCGAGTAAGAGCTTGGTCAAACCGCCGTCGCTCTCCCGGAGCCGTTCGCGAACCGTAAAATTCTTCCCTCCGACCGAGACCGCATCGCCGATCTTGACGGCTGGAAATGCGGACGTCTGAATCGTGAGGGTCGTCGCCGTGGCCACAACCTGGCCGCGGGTCACGTCCTGCACGATGAGCTGGTCCGCCTCGTCAAGTAAACCGACGCCGGCCACTCCTCCCACGGTGACGGCGATGCCCATATCCCGCATGAGCGCGGGAATATCGGCATCGCCGAAAGCGGGAGCGGTGGACGGCGTCGGCATTTATTCTTGTTTGACCGCCGGCTTTGCGCCAGCTACCCGCCGGGTCTTAGGGTCGGAGTTCGACGCCTGCTGCATGCGATTCACGGCTGTCGCTTTCCCCGGATCCGTTTCGTCGTCTTCCTCGGGAACGGCAGATCCTTCGCCGATAAGGTGATGCGCGAGCGATGCATGCACTTCGTGGACTTCGCCTTCTTCCGCGTGCTCGCCGCCCAGGATGATCGATCGCGTGAGCTGAATTCGCCTCGTGCTTTTCTCGTCCGCCATGAGGTCCTCCCCTTTTTCTTTGCGGCGGTGGACGGTATCGATTCCCGCCCACCGCCGGCCCTTCTCCGTCGTTTAAAGGAACTAGGTGGTAATGCAGTATTTCGCGACGATGAACGCCACGGGGTACTTCAGGGTGACGTCACAGAGCATGAACGTCGTGAGTTCAATCATCCCCTGCTTTTTCAGGCGGTACGGATCGACGACGAGTTCCATGCCGCTTCCCCACATGCTGATGATCATCGTGTCGAAGATTCCACGAATCAGCGTGCTCAAGGTCGCGCCGCTCGTGCCCTTCGTGGAGTTCTTCGTGACCTGGTTTGAGGACGCCGCGGGGTAGCCGTTGACCGTGTTGTCGTCCGCCCAGATCGGCAGGCCGAGAGTGTTCGCCAAACGCGCCGTGCGCTTCAGGGAAGACTTGATGGCGGGAGTGGAGAGCCATGCGCCGCCGCCAAGTGTGTCGACGTTCGCATCCTCGAGTTTCTGGGACATGATCACGATGTCGTCCCAGGAGATGGCGCCGCCGTTCCCAACGTCCGCCTTCATGACATAGGACTGCACGCCGGCTGTGGCTCCGATCCCGGTCGGCTGATTGGTGCCGCCGCCGACGATCGCTACGGAATCGATCGCGAGAGCGATATCGCGCGCGAGATCTTCGCGCACCAGCGTGTCGACATCCACCACGGCCTGGGCCAGCAATTGCCGTGAATAGCTGGTCGAGGATTGGTAGGTGTGCGGCGAGCTCAAGATCGAGCCGAGGGTCAACGCGGAATCGGCCACATCGGTGCCGGGATTCTCACCTACCCACGAACCGGTCGCCCGCCCCGTTTGTTTCGGATAGGAGACGTTGTCGCGGAGGCCCGCGATGGTCCGCGCGCCGAGCTGCTTCACGCGCATCGAATTGTAGAGGTATTGAATAAACTCGCCCGGCTCGGTGAACTTCAATTCCGCGCCGGCTGTCGCCGTGGCGGAATCCAGGCCCGCGCGAGTTTCGATTTTGACGCCGATGCGCTTGGCGAACTCCGGCGTCATCATGTGACGGATGCTGAAGGGGACGAACAAACCCCCGTGCCGCTCGCCCTTCCAGTTTTTTTCGATTTCCTCCGAGACTTCCAGCTCAAAGCTGCTTTCGCGACGCGAAGCGCCGCTGCTCGACGCCGCCTCGATGTTGCGGACGGCGGTCATGATTCCGCGCGCTAAGTTGTATTGCTTCTGCTCCTTCGGGGTCAGGTCGACGCGTTCTTGATTCTCGGCGCCCGGTTGCGGGAGCGGAGTAGTTCCGCGCTTGCTGACTTCCTCGAGCACATAGCGCGAGAATGCGTCGACGGTTTCCCCGTCGGCGGCAGCCTTCGCGACACGATCTGAATCGATTTTATGGACCTTGCCGAGCCGGATGATTTCAGCGGCGGCGGCCCGTGAATCTGCTACTAGATTTTCCACGTTGACCTCCTTGAGATTCGGCTCGGAAGCCGGAACTGCGTTACGAATTGAAACCGGATACAGCCTGTCGCCTTCCTTGCGGTCGTGGCCCACGGTAGGATCCGCGGGAATCCCGACCGAACTCGCCTCGAGCGGCGTCCACTTCGTGGCACGGTACGTGTCTCCGCCCTCTTTCGAGGACTTCTCCAGCACGACCTCGTTCACGATGTAGCCGACGGAGATGAATCGCCGGATGCCGTCCTGAATGTCCGTTTTGATTTGCTGCGCCTGAGCGCTGCGGGAGAACCGGACCTGACCGCGAAGTTTTTTGTCGTCGCCGACTTTGACCCTCTCGACGATACCGATGACGGATTTCGCGTCGTGCGAATCGAGAAACGACATGCCTCTCTTCGCGCGGGAGAGATCCACGGCGTCCGGTGAGTGATCGAGAATTTCCTTGCCCCACCATCGCTCCACGGGAAACTCGGAAGAGATCGAAATGTCGAAGCGTTCCTCGTCTGGGCCCAGATCATCGTCGTCATCCGGGTCGGGAGTTTCGCCCCTCGCCTTCTTCGCTGCCTCGCGCGCGGCGATCTCCTCCGGCGTGCGGACTTTCTTTTCCCGCTTCACGGGAACCATCTCGATAACGTCGAACTCCCGAGTGAGCATCGGGAGCAAGTCTTTGAGTTTGTTGCCTTCGCGTTCCACGAGCGTCTTCATTTGCTCCTCCGTCCGACTGAAACAAGGCGGCTCTCACCGACCGTAGATTTTTTGCTCTGCTCGTCTTCAGGCTTCGCTTCTTCATCGTCATCCGCGGCCGTCACCGCGTCCTTGGGCCCCTTGTCGATCACCGGCGCCTTCGCGCTGGTCGTAGTGGTGAAGTCGAGCCCGTACTCCTCCGCGAGGTCCTTCTCTTCGGCGAGCTGCTCGAACACGTCCTCCGCGTCGCCGCCGCCTTCCGCAATGAGCGCGCCGCGCGACGTGAGCCCCGCGGAGATCGAGAGGATTCCCGCCTGCACATCCTTGAGCGGATCGACCCACACCCATCCGCGCGGTTCCCACTTGCCGGCGCAGAATCGCGCGGGATCCCGAGAGTCCAGCACCAGCGCCGCCGAGAGCAGCGCCATCGAAATCCAATCCTCAAAAATCGGCTGCAGCATCTGCTCCTTCATGAACGACTGGAGCATCTTCCATTGATCGCGCTCGATGAGTAGGCCGGAGCGCATCGAGGAATAGTTGACTCCCTCGAGGTCGGAGGCGAGTGCGTTGTAGGAGACGCCGAGCGACGAAGCGACGAAGCGCAGCATTGCTTTCACGAACATTGGGAACGCGGACGCCGGATGGTCGGGACTCCAGGACGTGAACTTCAGGCCGGGCGGGAGCGTTTCCACGACGCCCGGCTGCGCCTCGAGGCGGTACTTCGCGTCGGGGTTCGGCTCGACGAAGGCCGAAACGTCGGTGTATTCGAGGAACCCCATCTTTGCGGCGCCCGTGCGCGCGGCGATGAGTTCCGCCTCCACGTACCCGCCGAGCATTCGCAGCTCGTACATGCACGGGT